GTCTGCCTCAGACTATTTTACTAAACAGTCAAACGGTTGATTTACGTTCAACAACGACAGAGGTTTGATAAACCAGTAGCTGCTAATACTGGTGCTCATTTACATCTTTGAGCTTATGGGATTTTTCGGCTGTTCCTGCCTGAATGGGTTTTTATACTGTTGAACTATTTAAAAGCACGCCAAAGTACATATCAGATACCGTAGCCCATGTACCAGAGTATGTCAGAGTTAAACTAAATATGGTTGCTGTTGCTGTCACGTTCAATCTGCTAGTAGCACCAGAATTTGAAACAAATAGTTCTAAACTAAAATTACTAGTACAACCAACCAACGTACCAAAAGTTGAGATTGCTGCACTCACTGAAGTCGCTTGTCCGGAATAAAATATCTCGTAGTTACCCCCAACTGTTGCACCTGTAACAGTAATTACATTTCCTACCGACGTGATAACTAAAGGTCCCACTGCTGTAGACGCAGTTCCAAATGCACTTGTAGTGGAGATTCCTGTTCCAGCCGCACTATACACATACCCAAAAGCATTATTTGGTTCCTGCACATCAGCAATAAAAGCATTTGGTATACACAAATCTACATCATAACTGACCCATATCTCTCCAATTTGTGATGCATTGGAAACAACACCACTCGTACCAACAAAGATATTACAAACATCATAAGTTTTGATGTCAAGATTAGATGCCAAAGGCGCACCACGCATGTATCTCATAGGTCCCAACGCACCCATACCTTTTGGACTAACTATACACACACCATTCTCCCAACAAACATCTCTCCAAGCATGCATGTATTGTTCCATTTGTTGTATATTTGTAGGAGATCCATCCGCTGAATTGTAGTCTGGAGCTATACAAATTGATCCTCCTATATTAGAACCCACAGAAGTAATGAATTCTACATTCAATTTATTGAACTTGTAAGTCTCAAAATTTTGAGCAATTTTTGATAACCACGGAAAGGTTGCAGTTAAACCTGGATTAGCAGCAAAAGAAGCTACAGTAAAATTAGTGTGTCCTAATTGTGTCCCCAAAGGTTCTCGATGTACCACTCGAATTGATCCATCTGTAGATCTAAAAAACTTAGCGTCTTTAGTCCTAAGCTGTGTTCCAAGTGCAGCTGGAGCCCTGGAATAATTAATAGCCCTATTGCCTCTAGGTCTAATTTGTTTCTTAATTTTTCTCTTAGGTAAATTAACGTTATTGCGATTAGCATTTCTCCTATTGGAAAGTTTGCCTCTCTTCGAATTTTTGGTTCTATTATTTCTTTGCATTTGAAATATTCCCCTTATATTTTCGAAGGGTGTTTCCGAAACCACCCTAAAATCAGAACCACCTGGTCTGAGCTTTTTCTTACCAAATATCTTTATCTTAGTCCAAAGATTTTGCAGAACTCCAAACAAATTGTAATTTTTTGTGAATTTATCTTCCCAAATTTCCCTATCCACTTTATCATGAACATTCTTGAGAAAATCGTCGACCCCAGGATTATGAAAATTCCAACTACTACCAGCTTCTAAATCCTTACCATCCACAATCATGTCATCCGAGTTAAAATCGTTATCATTATGATCAATACAATCATAGGCATCTTGTTTATCCCAATCATCATGCACCATTTCAATCTTAGGGAGATTCAAGGATTCAAATACTTCATCCAATTCTTCATCTGTATCATATGATTCATACATGTTCTCTTCCTTAATAATAATATCCCTTTTCTTGTCATTTTTAATCATCATACAGTCTATGAACCATTCTGCTGTAGATGCGGTTTGTTTCAACTCATGAGGATTGAACCACGTTTCTTCATCATCATCCCAAACATCCAGGTTTTCTTCATATGGGTAAGTTTTAACAGTATATTTGATCTCATCCATGTCACAAACATCACATTCCTCTGTATAAATGTCATAGAATTGTCTAAATTTTTCAGGCATATATGATTCCAAAATTGGACAGGATATCATGTCAAAATCAGTTTTATTGTCGAAATATTCTTCAATCAACAATTGATGTTGTGTGGTCACACCATACATTTTTTCCATCAAGTTCCTAGTTGCAGGACCAACATCCTTATGGAATTTGTCTTTATTCATGGAATAGTAATCTTGGTTCAACAAAAATAATTCTTGCATATATCTAGAACCCATCGCTTCAACCCTAGCAGCACCAAATGATTCAGAAACTCTAGTCATCCACTTAGCCACAGAATAAATTATTGGACATCCTGGATAACTGTACAACAAACTCAATGCTTTACATCTAAATAATCCCTTGAGAACTGTATCACTAGAGGAGACATATTTTCTATTGGTCCAAAACAGTCCAGCCAATAAATTGAAAGGGTTCCTAACTACAATCTCCTCATCAACATCATAAATCATTCCACAGAAACTTGCTTCATTTAAATTATCATGCAAAGTCAGTTTTATGCTAAATCCCAACTCTGCGAAATCTTCAACTGTTGGCACATAACCATCAATAGCAGTAAGCCCATCATCTCCTTCATCCACTTGATCAACGGTTTTCCAATCCATCCCATTTTCATTTAATATGAATAGCATCATTATCATATTTGACCATCCATTTGCTACACTCGTCGTCATTTCACCACTCATTCTATTAGCTTCTAAATATAAAGTAAGATTGTTAAATTCGACAACATTGGCCCCAGAAAATGTTTTTCGCATCAACATAGCAATCTCAGGACCATTGGGGAGCTCAGATAATAAATAATCGTATAGTGGGAATTCCATGGCTTCCATTTGTTCAACCCCAAACAGTGATTCAAAAGAAATATAATCACTTTCCAAATAGCGACGCCCCTTTTTGTACAACATGTCATACATGTATTTAGCTCTAGAAGCAACAGGGACATGTTTTATAAAATTTGGTAATCTATATACTGCTTCTTCTATCAGTTTTACATAAGGTCCAATTATAGATTTCATTGCGTCAGAACGTGAGTAGATCCCTCTTGGCAGCTTAGGATCGTCGTAGTCTTCATCTTTCACAAACCCATTAACCTTTCTATATGCTGGTCTGTTGATATCAACTATTTCTGCGTTTATGATAGCTAATTCTTCTCTTCTAGATCCACTGTAAGAAGTATTTGCAGCCCATCTTTCAAATGAGGTATCACTCTCTCTAGATATTGGTACCAACAATTCTCTCATTACCATCATATTGAATTCCTTAAGCCGTA